TGGTTACTCTCGTTCGATATCTTGTACTCGTACATCTGGGTCGTGCAACTCTAAGTCGTAGCCGCTGACTTCGATGTTGTCCGTAATGTAATCTTCAACTTCCTCAGGGGAGGTAGCCTTGATACCAGTAACAGTAACTGTAATCTCTACAGTTGCTGACCAGGTTGTAGTAAGTACATCTGAACCGATTGACTCTAGTAATTCGTTCACGTCATCACGTGTAACTGTTACCTCATCTGAACCATCATCAAATGCTTCTGAAAAGAAATCATATACCTTAACCCGTGTGCCGACAAGTTTTCTATATGCTTCTTGTGCTTCAGTAGATACTGCTTCATGCTTTCTTTTTAGGTTTGCCTCACTCTTGATTAGTTCCTTGAGTGATTCTTCTGTGAAGTTATAGGTTGTGCCATCTACTGTGATTGGATTTAAGTACATGTTTCTCCTTAGATTCCTACTAGTTCTAGTGCTCGTAGTTTAATGCCATCATTGCGTCCTGCTAGGGTAGCAATACTAGCATCTTTTTGAGAGTGGTGGTCTGCATATTCTACAACTGCTTGCCACAAACCAAACTCTGTATTGCGGATGTTCTCCTGCGTTGGGCTATCTGAGTAGATAGCAAATGCTTTCTGCCGTGCATTGAGGGCACGGGACTTAGCATTCTTCTCACCTTTGCTGAGTAGGTGCATAGGTGAGTGTTCAATCTTGGCTGGCAATGCCCATACTTTCTTGAAGTATGCAGTTGCTTTGGTAATATCTGCTTCACGCTGAAGCAAATAGTTTGCAAGATTTTTGTACTCGTCAATACTTGTATAGGTTAGGTCAAGAATGTTTCGCATATCAGATACTGATAGCACTGCGTTCTGGGTATGACGCAAGGTATAAGTATGTGCTTTGTTCTTAGCCTTGAAGATACGATTGATTTGGTTTGAACACCACAATCGTTCAATGATAGGGCGCAGTACTACTGATGATGAACCATCATGACTAGTCTTGGCTAGTAAGAAGGCAGCATGTGGGTCGCCCTTGATTTCCATTTCTTTTGGTAATGACATGAGCATCCATACTTTTGCTCCGTCATCATACTCACCTGCTGCTGCATAGCGAGCCTCGCCTGAATCAATCAATCCATCTAGTGAGCCAAAGACTTCAGAGTTTTGAAAGACTTTGTACTTACTGCCCACTACACCAATGACTGACTCTTTGCCATCATGTTTCTTTATTACTGCTTGCTTCTTGGGTACATGCATGAACTGTTCTGTGTGCATGTCTGACAGGCTGACTGTCCAGTCAAGTCCTGCTTGTTGTGCTACTTGTGCTGCGCTTGTTGCTTCAACCGCTATGCCTGCTTTCTGCCAGGCTGAGCGGTTTGGTTTGTTCACTACATCTGCTGTAGTCATGTGTCCCTTTCTTTACCATGAAGCCTGATACTCGAAGGCCCATCCTTCGGGTACATCTTCAATGAGTTTACTTACTATCTTTACAGTCTTTTCAAGACCATAAAAATACCAGTCGTCATACTCTGTGCTACCAAAGAAGAAGCCAGAGCCTGTTGGTAGTAGTGTATCTGCTTTACTGTGGTCTGCCAATACTTGTTCACATAGAATCTTTAAGTCAATTAAAGAACTGCGTGGTACATAGATTGGTTGGCACTCGTCCTTGCCGTCTGCTAATTCCTCAATGAACCAGTTGTGGATAGCATTAACTTTTCGCCAGTATCCAACTTGAATAGATACAGATGCAAAGGCTAACTCTTCTGGGTCATAAGCCCATTCGGTTGCTCCTACAAGGGAGGTTAGTATTGTGTAATCAGCATTGAGTTTCTTGTTGTGTGTCTCTGGTTCCCACTCAATAGATGAGATGCCTTTACGGGCATACAAATACATATCCAATCCCATGATTAGATACCCATTCCTTCTTTAACCTTTGGGTGTAGTTCAAATGTCATAGCAGTGAATGCACCTGCTGGCCAACCTGAATTGAATACACGGTTAAGCAACTGGGCTAGTGAATAACGCGGGTCATTCTCTAATGCCTGTGATAGTACTGATTGTGCAGAGGTATCTTCAATTGAGTATAGATTTGCAGCCAAGATACTAGCAATTGGTGCAATAAACTCACCTGGAACTACATCCATAAAGGAAGCAAGGTAGGTATTGATTGCTTCGATAGGACGCTCAGATGGTAGACCTAATACAAAGTCACGCAACTGAATGTCTTTGTGCATACCTGCTGTTATCTCTGCAATGTGGTCATCATCTGGTGCCTGACCTGAATCAATCTGTGAATAGATTGCATCTGTTAAACGCTTGCGCTGTACTTGTAGTGGTGCTTCTTTACCATGCTCATCTACGAGAATGGTTAGATAGTTCTCTACTTCTTCTACTGTTACTGTCATTTCTTTCTCCTTAATTTGTTAGTTAGTACCAGCCATTTGTTCGCCAATGCGACCAAGCAACTGATGGTTTGTCGTAACGGTGCTGGATATAGGCCAGCCCACGCTCAATCTGGAGCGGGGCTGGCGTTTGTGGGTCAAGGTTTAACAACTGTGGAATACCAAATGCAGAACTGTTTGGGTTGTCTGCTGCTGGATTCCATGCTGATTCTTTGCCCCATAGTTTCATGAGTGCACGATGCTCAGACATATTCCATTCGGGATATGCCATCTTCATGAATTGTTTTGCATATAACTTCAGAGCACGGGGAGTCCAATGAAACTCGCTCATCTCTGTAGGTTTTGGTTCTGTGTGTGCTTGTATTACTGGCATGTTCCACGGTAGCAGCGACAAGAATGCTACGTACCATGCTGTAAGCAGTGCGAATACTTTCTTCATCTAACAACCCATCTGTAGAGGATATAGAAAACTGTAATGAGGAAGACCCAGGACTGTAGTGGTGTGAGAGGGAGGAATGTAATGTCATTCATCTCCCCACATCCTGTCTGGTTCTTGGTAACCATCGTCCTCTTCTTCTACATCTTTGTCTAGTGCTACATCATCTTCTAGTGGTGGTTCGTATGACATTACTTCTCCTTAACTAATAGTCGTTCATCTACTAATGCAAATGTACTTCTAGTTTCTACTCCACGATTAGCGCAGTAGGCTTGGTATAGTTCTGTGTATTCTTCATGGTACTTGCGACCTAAGAATCGTTTTGCATAATCAGCGGCTGCAGTTTTGATGGCTGATATTTCTTTGGCTGTTAGTGTCATTCTTCTCCTCCTTCCACATAGATTCGACCTGTTGCCATCATCTCTTCGAGAATGGCGTTGGCTTTCTTGATTGATGTTATGGCTGCGTCAATGGACTCATTCAAGTCCGCTATCTCATGAACTGTGTACGACATAGTTTGTTTCTCCTAACTTTGCCCATGCACATGGGCTGCAGTAGTTTCTTGGGCTGGTTCTATTTACATCTACCATAATGTCTATGCCACAAGCATGGCATGAATGGATTGCATACTTTACTTGTTTGTCCATAGGTCTTCCTTGGCTATGTCTGGGTCATAGTAGAAGTTATTGCTTGGCATATAATAATCTACGCTGCGGGTTTTGCGTAGTTCTCTACGCAATCTAATGTTCTCTTTGGTTAGTGTTGCGTTCTGTTTGATAGCCAGGGTGATGACTACTACAGATGTAGTTAAAGCAATCATGATGGCTAATAGGGTCAATGAATCTAGTAACATTTCTATCTCCTTTTGTGTGAGCATTGGCTGATAGGAACTAGGCAGTCCCCACAATAAACTGTATTGTTTTCTGTATCTGACACGACTTGGACTCGCTTTCTACTGATGTTGTACTCCTGGGCCTGGGAAAAAATGCAGGTGGTGAGAGCCGAAGCCCCCACCACCTGCTTGTAGATTATACGAGAGATAACTTAGTTACCACTTGGTTTTCATACCACTTATCGTTTTTCTCAGAGAAGGTTGAAGTCATATAACCTTCAATGTTTACAGCGAATTCAGACTCGCTGGAATTGATAAGGTTCTCACGAACCCATGCTTGGATTGCAGGGTCTGTGATGGTAATTTGACGGCTTGCAGTGAACTTGCTAGCCATATCGCCGTTGGGTGTATATTCTAAGCGGCGGTCTACTACAGTTGCTTTGATAACATTATTGTAATCTTTCACTGCCTTGACAATTGAACCGCTGAATGTGAATGTATTTGACATGTTATTTCCTTTTCTAGTAGTTGTTTGATTGGGCTAAGCACCCGTCACTCGTGACGGGGCTGCCCTAGATGGTTAGTTACAGTTTGGACATACAGCATGCTTGTTGCATGTGTAGTGGCAGGTTTGGCACACCATTGAGTTTGGTGGCATTTCCATGTTTAGTTCAAACAGACGGTCTGTTATCACTGTAATTGGTGGGAGGAACTCTTCTCGAGTGTCCTCCCATGATTGAGTAACCCATACAAAGTACGGTTCTACTCTGGTTGTAGCCCCTACCCACTCATGCCCTGAATCTTCGGGCAGATTGTAGGATAGTTGCTTGCGGTACTGGAGATTGCCTTCGTCCACTATCGCATGGGCAATATTGCTATCACGGGCTGTGCGAGTGTCCTCACACTCCATACAGACTTCGTTCAGTATGTAGCAGTGATAGCAGGCATTAGTGACAGAGATGCCTTGTTGTTCGCTCATACCCATTGCTCTGTCCACTTTCTATCTGTTCCGTAGTAGCAGTACCCGCATAGGTACTTACCGTTTGCAAGTGTCATTAACGCTATATCGTCAGTGTAGATGTCAGCGCATGTACCACATACATAGTTCATAACTACCTTTCTGTAGTTAGTATCTCCAACTACATTTCCCACACTGCATGGCTGTCAAGCCCAGTCTTTTCATGGGCTTTACTGCCATGCCATTTACGGCCCGTCAGTATGGTGAACAGGCTAGCCAGTTAGGATTTTGTTTTTAACTGGGGCGCGGACTATTATTTTTAAGGGAGCGCCGAGACTGCCTCCTGCTCAGCGCTCTCTGTAACAGTACAGACTGAGCGGTAGCAAACAGTATTGGGGTCTAAATGACCCCAGACTGTTTAATTGCTTTTAGAAACAGTAGAGTATCTCTGTATAAATATTTTCCGTACAACAGTATGCCCCTGCTACTACCCTGCTAATACAGGCTCTGACCTGCGGTTATAGTACTGTGATGTAAATCACAGGCTGCAAACCGTTCGGAATGGGCTGTTGAACGGATTAATATATAGTAGAGGCAATTTATTGCCGATACTATAGCAAGGGCTTCAGGCCCTTGCGTACAGACTGTATCTACTGTCTGTTACAAACTGACTGAATAGGCTGTTTGTAGATGGGACAATACTGCCTTGGGACAGGATACTAAATGACTTTCAGTAAGAGCAATAACCCCCGCACTCAAAAGACCGT